GATATTAAAAGAAATAATTTAATTAACAAAACCAACAACAAAGGTATGTTGGTTACTTTAACTTTTGAAAAAGACGGCACAGATTATAAGGTAGAAAGAGGACGTGGTCCTAATCTACTGAAATTTTTTGTTGATGATCAAGAACAAGAAATGACTGACGAAAGTCAAGGTGATAGCCGTAAAACACAGGAAACAATAAATGAACTGTTAGGAATGAGTCATAACATGTTTAAGCATATACTTGCTTTAAACACATATACAGAACCATTCTTAAGCATGAAGGTAAATGATCAAAAGGATATTATTGAACAACTACTTGGTATAACAATACTTTCTGAAAAAGCAGAAACCTTAAAAGAAAAAATTAAACAAACTAGAGATAATATTACAGAAGAAAACGCAAATATAAATGCCAAGCAACAAAGTAATGAAAGAATTAAAGATACTATAGATAGCTTAAAGATAAAACAGAGTGCTTGGGAAACAAATAAAAAGACAAATCTTGAAAAATTACAAAGAGGTATAAGTGAACTAGAACATCTTGACGTTGATAGTGAATTAGAAAAACACGAAAAACTAAAAAATTGGGAAGAATTAAACACAAGAATTAACACACTTAAGAAAGAAACAGCAACATTAGACTCTACATTGCTAAGAGCTAACAATTCAGTAGATAAAGTCAAAAAAGATATTGAAGAACTTGATAATGCTGTGTGTTATGCTTGTGGTCAAGAACTACAAGAGGATAAAGTAAAAGAAATAGAAAACAAAAAATCCAAAGAATTAGAAGATGCTGTTTCTTATCAAAAAGAAATAACAGATAAATTATCCGAAGCAAACAATGAGCTTACAGAAATAGGTGATATAAATGGCCGACCTGATACTTTTTATGAAACTATCAAGGAAGTTTATGATCACAAACAAAATGTAGCACAACTTAAACAAGCATTAGAAAATAGTCAAAATGAAACTGATCCTTATCAGGAACAAATTGATGATTTGACTAAAACAGGAATCCAAGAAGTTGATTGGACTACAATCAACGCACTCAATGATCTAAAAGAACATCAAGAGTTCTTATTAAAACTATTGACAAACAAAGATAGTTTTATACGTAAAAAGATTATTGATCAAAACTTGGCATACTTGAACAACAGGCTCACACATTATCTTGACAAGCTAGGACTTCCACATCAAGTTGTGTTTATGAACGATTTGAGTGTTGAGATCACACAGTTAGGTCAGGATCTTGATTTTGACAATCTTTCCAGAGGTGAGCGTAATAGGTTGATTCTTGGTATGAGTTTTGCTTTCAGAGATGTTTGGGAGAGCTTGTATCAAAACATTAATCTACTGTTCATTGATGAGCTTGTTGATTCAGGTATGGATACTTCAGGAGTTGAGAATAGTTTAGCAATACTTAAAAAGATGGGAAGAGAACGCAATAAAAACGTTTATCTTATCTCGCATAAGGATGAATTAGTTGGTCGTGTAACACATGTACTTAAAGTGATAAAAGAAAATGGATTTACTTCTTATGAAAATGACGTGGAAATATTTAATGAAAGATGATATTAGATAAAATTAAAAATCGTGGTGAAGAAATGGCTCCTTTAGAAGGACATGATAGATTACAATATCTTATTGACATTGCTAGAGAAGTTCCGCCTTTGGAAGATAAGGATAAAATAGACGAAAATAAAATCAGAGGTTGTGCTAGTAATCTGTGGGTAGTAGGAAAAGTCAATAAAGATGGAACAATGTCTTACAAACATGACGCAGATGCTTGGATCACAAAAGGAACAGCGAAAGTTTTAGTTGATCTATTAAATGGTGAACACCGTAGTGCTATAGCACAGCTGACATTAGAAAATTTTGAAGGCTTAGGAATAAGAAATCTTTTAACTATGCAGAGACAGGTAGGATTTGGCAGTTTAGTAGAACGCATGATAGAGATAGCAAAGAATGAATGACGATATACATGATAAGCTAACAAAGGCATATATGGCATATTTCAAGGCAAATGAAGCATTTGAAGCAAGAAATTCAGTGCGAACACATCGAGAAACTCGCAAATGGCTACGTGAAATAAGATCTTTAGCTAAACAACGCATGGATGAAGTACATAATAAGCATAATTCCAAAAAGGACATCCCAGAAGAATAGGCTTGGGTAAGTATCCATATGCGATGGACTTACCAAGGTAAAGAAATAGAAGAACTACCCGAAGATACAGAAGGATTTGTATATCTTATTACCAATAAGACCAACGATAAAAAATACATAGGCAAGAAATTAGCCAAATTTAAGAAAACACGCCCACCACTCAAAGGCAAGAAAAACAAAAGAAGAAGCAAAATAGAAAGCGATTGGAGAGATTACTGGGGTTCCTCAGACCATTTGATCGCAGATGTTGAAAAAATAGGACCAGAAAATTTTACAAGAGAAATATTGTATCTATGTCAGAGCAGAGGCTTAATGAGTTATTTAGAGGCTAGGGAACAATTCAACCGCAGAGTATTAGAAACTGATGAATACTACAACGGAATCATCAATGTGCGAGTAGGAAGTTCAAAAATTCTTAAAGAACAACTAAAAAATATCTAGGCAATATAAGGACGCTGTTTGATCGAGGAGGCTCGATCCGCTTTGAGGTGTAGCCACGAGCTACATCAGAACTAGCGAGTCCACTAAACTGTTGCTCCAAAAAACTCCTAGCAAGGGAACGAAGCGGGAGATAGCGAGATCCGCGAAGCGGTTGCGGTAGCAAAACCGGTTACGCAGATTTTACGTGATGTCGACGTAGGTTGGGAAAGGTCAGAGCCCATGGAGCAAGTAAAACACCTACTTCCGGTCTCGGCTGTGCGAACTCACATGAAGCTTGAGATAGATGGAACCAGCGATTAGGTTCCGTCTGACTGAACAATCTACATGAAACGTAAGTGCTTCGCACTTAATTCAAACGAATATTAGGTGTTTGAGCGTCAAGCGAAAACACGATTGATCTTCAGATCAATCCAATCCAATGCGTACAATCATCACAGGGATCGTCGCAAAGGTTGAGATCTTTAATGAAGATCAGGATCACGGCCAAATCCAGGTTTCACGCTACTCACTTCTATGGGAATTACTTCGAATTGAAAATGTGGGTCTTGATCACGTTTGGTTGCTACGTATAGGTTGACTTCTTCCTGCGAGTTAAGTTCATCAATAACTTTACCCGTAGGGTCAACTATCTGATATCTAGTAATCATAGTCGATTATTTAATAAGTAATTATGTCTTCAAATGTATAAATATAATGGAATAGGAGTTTACGATGAAGGTTATAGACGTTTTAACAGAGTCAAAAAAGACAAATGAAGGACCAATTCGCTTTTTAAAGCGTACATTGGGCAAAAACACAGCTATGGGCAAGGCCGCACAACTAGACGCGGAATTGGACAAGGAAGTAAACGACCTTTACAAGGACTTTTTTGCTGTTGCTAAACAGCGTCCTGATCTAGGCGGCATGACTGCTAAAGGTTTAGGACAGTTCATGGTATCAAAAGGATTTGCTAACAAGCCTTCAGAAGTGATGCGTTTCATTAATCAAGATCCTAGCATGAGTAGAATACTAGCCAAGGGTGCTAAAAAAGTTACGAAAGGCGCAAAAGCCGCGGCTGGCGCCGGCGTCAAAGCCGCTAAGATGGTCAGCAAGGGCATGGGCAAGGTAGCGGGAGCCGCTAAGAAAGCATTTACTCCTAAGAAGTCAGATCTTACTCCAGATGGACAAATGGAACTTCCATTGTCAAACTCAATATACAGCGAAGCAATACTGGAATCAATACTGAATGAAGTTGATATACCTTTGACAAAAGCACAGGTCAAACAGGTAATGAAAGGCTTTGTTAGAAAAGGGTTTCAATCACAGTTAGGACAACGCACTAAGAAGAGTGCCTACGCAACAGATGCTGGTGATGACAACATGATGCCAGATGATGAAATTCAGAATGCAGTTAACACTTTGAAAAACGCTGGTTTCAAGATAGATACAAAATCCAAAAAGATTAAAACACCTGCCTAGAAAAAAGGCTGTCCAGATTTTTTAGCAGTTTCTAGATTTTCTTTCACAAGATCGTTTAAAAGAGTAATGTCCTCGGCACATAAATTATAACTGTCAGATAGATCCAAGGATCCTCTCATCCACCAGCACAATCTGTACAAGTTTGCCTTAATCTGCTTGACCTCGCCTTCGAGGACCTTAACCTCGTTTTGGATTTTATCGAGTGACCACGTTAAGATCCGGAGCCGAAAAAA